ATGAAGTATCTTGTACCAGCTATGAAAGCAAATACAAGCGTTCAAACTCAAGTTGTATCGAAACATCAAAAATATAGAACCGACATGCCGCCGTCGCCTGTAAGACCATCTGGTGGTACCGGTCAGGGCGGATAATATAATTTAATATGAAAGACAACGATCAAGTTAAAATCTACGAAAATTACCTTGCTGTAGGTATGCAGCAAATGAATGAAGATGAAGCTGTTGCAACACCGAGTGCATCAATAGGTATACAAGGTACTATAGACGCTCTATCGAAACTTGGACATGATATGCAAACCAATCCTGGTCTTTATGATGGGGTGATGGATTCTCTCAAGTCAATGGACATTCCAGCATTTGCAGGTTTAAACGTCAAGGCAGTGGGTATATTACTAGCGACATTCTCTCTAAAGTTAGATGATGAAAAAGAAGTAACCAAAAGGCTCGAGGATATATGGGCCAGAGAAGTTCCAGAAGAGCTAGCCGCGGTTGGTGATGTACCGACCGCTCAAATGGACCAAGGTCAATTGCCGGTTGGTAACCTTACCCCCTAACTCCCGTAACAATACGCTTCATGAAGAATCTTCTCAAGTTTTGGGAGGATTTTTTCCCATAACTCCTCATCATCTCGCCAGTTCTTGTAATATCCTAATTTCTTATCATCCATCGTGAACGTTGCTCCATTCTGCTGGATAATACCGTGATTAACAGCAACATCCTTTAAACCAGCATACTTATCTAGGCCTGTTTTGAAGTTTAGATACATCTCACACTCTAGGAAGGGAGGTATGAACCGATTTTTGACTGTCAGCGCCCTAAGTGTAGTACCACTATACTTTTTAGCTTCAGGTAGCATTTGATCCGCCTCATTACCGTCATCTTGCTTCTCACTCTTACCTGCCAACTGTACTAACACACTTGCAAGGTAGATTGGCCCTTTTCCACCGGCTTGACTCTTAACTAGTGTCGGATACATGGCACCCGGATCATCATACGTGTGATTAGCGAATAAAATGGTGGTTCCAGTGCGAGCAGCCTTGTATGTTAGTAGCCTCATCATGGATTTAAGTGATTTGGCTCGCATTCCCATGTCCATCGCTGCCTTTCCCGCGGCGGCGTCATTAACTTCCTTCTGCGACGCTAGATTACCTAGAGAGTCAATAGATATGATGAATCTTCCTTGTAGTTTAGACTCTTCTATACCATCCAACAGTGCCATTAACTGGTTCCTGCAGTCTTCAATGGTGTTTACTGGTACGTATTTGGTTCTTTTAGGGTCGAGCCCTACCGCCGCCGCATTTCCTTCATCTACAGCCATCTCGGTATCGAAAACCACAGGTATATACCCTTTTCTCTGTGCATTTCCCAGTATCTTATTAATAATATAGGTCTTCCCGCACATAGACGGGCCAGCTAGCCCGGTTATTCGTCCTTTTGGTATACCTTTATACAGAGACCCTGAAATGATTGAGTTTAATACCATGCATCCTGTATCAATCCAGTCGTCTACTGTTGATAGGGACGTTTCTGATAAAAATGTAGCTTCAGGGTTAAGCTTGTCTAAAGCTTTGAACGCATTTAAAACGTCTTTATCCATATCTAATCAAATAATTTAATTACTGGAGCGTCTTTGCCGGGAGTATCGACATTAGATGTAATTACACCGGCTCCAGGGGACTGAATAACAGAGTACATATTACTATACTGAGTTACTAGTCTATCGTCGAGAGTAATATCCTTTGCGATAGTCATATTACTCTTTAAAAACTCCCATACAGTGTCACCCTTAGTCTGATCTTTAAGAAACTCCTTAAAGAAGAAGGGAATTAATTGAACGCTGATCTGGCCAGTTTGTGGGTTTGGTTGAACATGTACAATCGCTGGATTCTTAACAGTTAAAACTGTTGCTGTTTCCTCTAAGGACTCACCAACAACAGTTCTACCAACGGTATCTACAAACACAGTTAACTTTTTCTCGTCACTCATATCAATATATATTAAAGTATGTCTATATAAAAATCAAGTATTATTTTCCAAGTAATTCAAATAAACACGTTTGAACAAGCTCTCCAGGCTTACGTGGCTTCCAATTAACAGCCTCATACAATCTTTCAATGACACTGTATATAATTTTATTAAACATTAACTCCTTGTCAACGATAATATCTTGCGCAAATTCTTCCGGATAGTAATATTTGTATGCAAAACACTTTATGCCATATCTATTCGGTTGTTTAGCATAAAAATACCTCACCTTATCTCCAGAGTTAATTGTCTCATACTTGTTTCCGAGACTATTTTTATCAATTAACATATTATAGTAATATGCTGCCTTTGCGTGTATAGGCATACCCTTATATGTGCTAAATCCATTACACTTATCAATAACATTACCATAATCATCTCTTTTCTCTGTCTTGTAATTGCTTATTCCCATCGTAAACGCAATGTCTTCTACTGGTAAGCTTGCAAAAACTTCATATGCTTCATTCAATAAAATATTCGTCTTATTATAGTCTTTAGTCAGGAGCATTTCTTCAATAATCTTCTTAACATAAGGCTTAACTGTATTAGGCATTGTAGTTCTGACAACCTCAACACCTGTATACTTAAACTTGTCGACAGATATACCTTCATCGTCTAGTATGTGTAGAATATAACGCTTCTTTTGAAGGAACAACCCAACATCAGCAATTGTTTCTCTCTTAAACACAAATCTACAATCTTTTGAATTTAAATTGCGCTCACCCCATGCTTTAATCTCAGTATTCAAGTGATCCTCAATCTCTTGTACTAATTGTTTTGTTTCTTTAGTTATTTTTCCATGGCTCGTCTTAAACTGTATACCTAACCGATCAATTAAATCCTTAATCGTTATGTATACCGAATCTGTATCGTTATATACAATAGGATTATACTTCTCCATATGCTCATCAGTCAGTCCGCATCTATTCTTAATATACTCAGTTAGTATTTTATTTGATTGCTTAATAACTGATTGGCCTGTTAATGTAATTGATCTAGATATATCTCGATCACCCATAGGTGCATGTTTATTTCCGAAATATCCATACACTGTGTTAATAAAAATCTTAATAGTAAATTGCTTAATATTAAGCTTGTTGATCTTATCCTTAAGCTCCGGTACATCTGGATGATCATCCTCTAAGTTAGCTAACTGACGCTTATATTTCGTCATTTGCTTCTTAATAATTACCCGCTGCTTATAGAAGTTATCAACAATCTGTGGAAAAATACCTTTCTTTCTCTGTGAGAATAAAACTTTCGCTTTTGATATAGATAGCTCACACTCTTTAACACCTTTATAGAAATTATCTCTCGTCAATATATTTGGACTACCTTTAACTTTGTTGAGTAACACATTTCCATCAGATTGTACTTCAATATTACCGACTTTTGTCTCCGGAGATAAGTTTAATGAAATCATTACATTCGGATATAGACTATTAGCGTCAAACGATACAATGCATTCTTGAAATCCTTTTTGAGGCTCACTTACATAAGCTCCTTCAAACTTTTCATGCTTTCCTATACTCTTTTCAAATGTAGGTACAACAACATCATTTCTTCTAGCTTCAATAACACCTGCACCGGTAATTACGTTGAGAGTACCCATAGCATTCTCAAATGGTGTTAGTCCTGTATATGCAAGCATTCTAAGAAGCTCAATATATCTCAACTTCTCTTCCATCCCTACAAGCAACCTAACGTCTTGAATGTTGTATTCAACAAATGTCTGCCAATCACTATCAGCTAGGCTGGATAAATTAGTATTACCGTAATCTAACTTCTTCTCACCAAGTTCGTATTCCGCAATCGCATCGAGTTTATACGACTCTCTCATGCCCGGTGAGAACTTCTTATACACATCAAGATAATCTACACATGACATTCCTTTAATATGCCAGCGAACATTATATTGACCGAACTGTGATACCATATCTCTACTATATATGACATTAACAGGGGACAAGCTTTGAGCTACATCTTCACCTAATACTTTTGTAATACGATTAACGAGATACGGTATATCAAACAATTCTGAGTTCCATCCAGTCAATATATCAGGATAGTCAGAGCGAATATATCGTACAAACCCTAATAGTACTTCACCTTCAGTTTTACAATTCTTATATATAACATCAGGGTTAGTATTCTTATACTCTCCTAGTCCCCAGCTATAATATTTTTCATCTACACTATCGTATACTGTGATTACGTTGACAGTGTCAGGCGCTTTTTCTGGTACCGGGAACGCCCCCGGGGAATATGTCTCGATATCTAAAAAACAAACCTTAATTGGGAACTTTGAAAAGTCATCTGTGTCACATATACGCCAATACTCATCAATTAGGAACTGCTGCGGGGCACCGATCTTCTCAAATAATCTAACAACCTCATTGCTACCGCCCTTCATGCGGTCTATAGCTTCTCGACGCTTATATTCGTTCGTGAATTCCTGCTTACGGAGACGCGTTTGATATAGCGACATTTTATCCGACTTTCTAGGTGTATTAGTTTCCACATAGAAGTATGGCCGGAACGGAAGGTCGAAATGAACACGTTTGCCCGCTTCATCCCAGGTATACAGACGCATTGTCTGTTCCCTACTCAAATATACAACGTTGCGATACACTACCTATCAATTATATAGGAACTATTGGTTATCTGCAAGCGAATTTAACAATGTTCTTTCTGGATGTTTATACGGGTATTTGTACAACTGCTGATACTTGTCAATATTCTCGTCCACCTCCAGCCAGCGTGTATCGGCTATTGCTCTAGCATTGTCTGAATGCTTCATATATGGAGATTTATGACCGACAAGTCGTTTAATTTGATCAATAAGCTCATCACCAGTATTAAACTTAAATGGTGCATTCTCATATGTACATAAATCCTGGCAAATAGCAGGTATACCGTGACAACATGCCTCAATATATTTTAGATCACTTTTGGCTCTGTTGAATGTATTGTCAATCAATGGTGCAATGAACAAGTTTGGTCTTGCGTCCTTTAATAGTTGTGGATATTCATACAATCTAGACCAATTATAGAATTCGATCTTACCGCAGGTAACCAAATCGGTTAACGGTAAGGGATGTGCACCTAAGAACACCCATTGATAGTCGTCTACGGTTCTTCTTATTACATCAACAACATGATGAAAATCATCCTTTTGACCAACCCTGTTATCAACATCAAAATGGGCACCTGATGCAGAGTAAACTATACGTGGCTTCCTTTTATTCTTGTGGAAATTGCGCTCTATAGCTCCCTTATCATAATACTCACCCATCCACCACTTTGGAGGGTAATTCGGTATAACTGTTACGTTTTTATTACCGGTCTTATCGCGGTAATATTCTTGCATAAACTTATTTGTACAAGTAATTTCATCAACCTCTTGCATAATGGTCATGGCTGATTCTCTAATCTTCGGGTCTGTAAATGCAGGCTTAAATTTATTATAGTCTGGTATATCTTCACCAAATACAATATCATCAATCTCATAAATGATATTAAATGGCGTCTTTTCTCTAAATTGTTTTAATAATCTGACAAATTGAAGCTGATTCTCTGTAGCTTGTCTTTGCAATCTAACAGTTTTAGTGTTCTGATAATACCGTTCATCTAAAACCATCATCGTAGTACTATGAATTACGGCTTTTTGATGTGCGTTTAATAAATGTTCTGGCCAAATCATCCGCCAAAATCCACAACCGCTATAATCTGCCAAGTAATTAATAGATCTGTCGAAATCTTGTTCCGGAGAAGGTGGAGGAGGCTCGACCGGCTGTTGTGCTACCACCGGCATCCCGAGTGGTGCTCCAAACTGACTTATACCAAGTGGTGGGGCTGGAATAAACATGATATGTTTTTACTTAAGCAGTAGCTTCACTAAATTCTACGCGACGAGTGATACCATTTTCCTTCTCGAGAAAAATAACACTACCTTCATTCTTGTAATGTGTACCTATCTTCACACTCTCCTTTCTATGTGAGATAATCATAATAGATTCACCGTATTTGTCTACTCTCTCCCTAAGAATATTAAGGACAAGGTCAACACCTCGTTCATCTAAACTCGAATCTAACAACTCATCGTATACAGAGAAATTATATGCCACGTTTCCTTGCAATCTACGAATATCCATAAACGCAAACAAGCATGCTAAATCTATATTCTTTCTCTCTGCACCACTAAAATTGAAATATGAACAATACTTACCCTTCTCGTCAATAATATCTTCCTCAAAGTATTCATTAAACATACATATACAATTAGAGTCCATCTTGTTGAGATAGTAAGCCAGCTTATGATTAAAAACTTGTAAGATCTTCTTAACAATGTATGATTTAACGCCCTCCTCAGAAACGATAAACTTAACAACGTCTAATACACTAAGTCTGGACTTTCGCGTCTCTACCTTACCCTTAATATCACTAGTTCGCGAACTTGCTTCATCAATTAAATTATCAAACTCACAACTAGTTTGAGCTAACTTCTTAAACTCTTCATCGATCTCATTATTCCATGACGTCAACTGCTCGGTCCGCTTTTCACTATCTATACTTTCCTTAGTCTTTTGTTTATGCTCTGTCAATAATTCCTTCTGATTGTCTCTTGCGGTCATGAGTTTAATCTTAAGATCGTGAACTGTTTGTAAGTTTGTCTTACAATCGTCAATCTCCGATTTGAGATTTTTCATCTCAAGAAGAATATCCTCCTTCTCACTATCAATCATGCTCCTATCATGCTCAGACACAGGCTTTAGACAAACCGGGCAAGTATCATCAGCAGTACCTATTTTATTTCGCTCATCATTTTTAAACGATACTGTTGTCTTGCATGTTGACATCTTCTTATTAATTTGTATAGCCTTCGCTTCATAATTATTAATATGTGATGTTAACGTCTCGATTGATTTTAATATTTTATCAACATCAATTGATTTTGTGTCAAATATTTTCTTAGCTTCCTTTTCAAGCTCTTCAACATTATCTTCATACCGACCTTCCAACTTCTCTCTTCTCTCTACACTTCTAGTTGTCTGAGATAATTTTTGTTGCTTCAAGCTCTCAATATTTTTCTCAGACTCTTCAAATCGAGCAACTTCAATATCACAGTCTCTCCTTACATCATTATATTCTATGCGTACACGCTTAAGCATTTGACTAAACACTTCCAGATTAAAAATACCTTCAATAAACTTTCTCTTCTCTACCTTTTTCTTAGCCATGAAGGGAATTGTATTATTGATAGTCATAATAACACAATTCTGAAAAACTTCTTGGGTAGTGTTTAGTAGATTACAAATATAATCCGATGTATTGGCAATAGAATCACGAGTCTTATCTTCCCCGTCAATATAAAGGTTACATCTTGACGGTTCAAGCATCCGAATAATTTTTACGCTTTGTGATTTATTATTCTCATCAACAATATTCATATCAACCTCAACGTGACACCCCTTCATGTTAATATTGTTAACTATATTTTCTTTTTTTAGCTCTCTAACAGTGCTTCCAAATATAGCAAAGTGAATCGCATCGGCAATTGTAGATTTACCTACGCCATTTCGTCGGTCCTGTTTATCCTTGTTTAAACCGGTGATAATATGAAGGCCTCTTCCGAATTCAACAACGACCGGTTCGTCACCAACGGAAAGAAAATTAACAATAGAAATCTTCTCGAAATTTACATACTTCATGTGTTTTAATTATATACTATACGATTGGAATTTCTACGTGCATTGTCTGTACACGTCTAGAGTATAGTCACTTACGGTCTTTTTATTATCAATGTCCATGAGATTAATAAACTCTTCTATAGCTGTTTTGACATCAATCCCGGAAAAATCTGTTTTATTGTCATCGTATAAATTGTACTTGTTAAAATTGACTGAATAATCGACATTGATAGACAAGGGTTTTAATAATAACAGCTTATTTAGCACTATATCAACTTCGTCTGGAGATATATTTTTATCAATAATGAATTTAATGAAATTACCCTTAAAGTCTTCTCGCACGCTGTCGGTAATCTTACCTATTGCTACTAGTTCTGATAAGAGAACCTTTTTATGGCGCGGTGAACCTAAATTTTCAGTAAACTCAAATACACCTGTCGGTATATCCAAAATATAATATCCCTTATCACTCCCGACGTCTCCAAAATCCATTTGAAACGGATTACCGAGATATAATATTGTACCTTTGTCGTAGTATCTCTCGTCACGTAAGTGAAAATGTCCTGAAACTATCAATGGAGATTTCAATAACAACTCTTTAGCGCTAAGACCGACGTCACAAATCTTAAATGAGTTTTGTTTGAACGACGAGATCTCAAAATGTCCAAAAATAATATCACACACCGGTATTTGATCCAATGTAGTACCCCATGGACAGAATGTAATCTTCTTACCATATTGAGTTGTTGTCTCCAACGAGTCAGCTATGATAACATTATTCCATCCTCTAATAATTGAGAGTGAATTTACATCAGATCTATCCTTATAGTAAGCATCGTGATTACCTACTAGCATCACGATGTTAAAATCCTTCCATAAGCTTAACACTTCACTGACAAAATGAATAGTATTAACAGCTATCTCATCTCTATAATGAAAGAAGTCACCACTAATAACAATATCAGTGATACCCTTTGACTCTAGCTCAGTAGTGAGCCATTTAGCCCACTTAAGTGTAATATCATGCCATTGTGCGCTATTTTGATGTACCCCAATATGTATATCACTTATGCCAAATCTTTGATGAGTTAAAACTTATATCCATTAATCGTCGTCTGTTGGATTACACGGATCGATGTACACTTGAGAATTCTGATCTTCATTTAATGTGTCTCCATAAAAAGCTTCTTGATACTTTGTTATTGTCTCTCTATGTTTCTTCTCCTTCTTAATTCTATTAATAAATGCATGAAATGCAATTGTTGTAAAATATGAGAAGGGATTATTCTTTGTACTTACATCGAATTTCTTGTTTCTAATTGCGGAAAACATTTTTAAGATTGCATCCCCTATCATTTCATCCTTGTAGGAGTAATTGATAAAATTTGGTGCGAAACTTAGACCGGTAGCTATTTTAAGCAGTGATATCGACAACACGTCAGGAATTATTTCCGTTTCATAATAAGTTTTAATCTGATTATAGAAATCTGTCGCGTTAACATAATGATCTTTAACCGGCTTCTTACTCTTGGCGCGCTTCTTCTTAGGCGCCTTCTTCTTCTTAGGCGCCTTCTTAACTGCTTTCTTAGCTGCCTTCTTAGCTGCCTTCTTCGGTGATTTCTTAGCTGCCGTCTCTTTGGCCGCCGTCTTGTTCGGTAATCTCTTTGATGCCATAATTAATTTTTTCCTTTTTATACAACTCTATTCTTTTAAGTAAGTGGCGCTCACCATATTGAAGCTTATCGCCTATATCAAAAATAATAAGCTTAGCTTTATTCTTATGTAACCTAAGACCTCTACCGATTGACTGAATCGTTTTAATCTTAGCTTTACCGCCACTTCCAAATACAATATAATGTAAATTCTTAATATTGACTCCTGTCGAAAATATTTTTGAAATTGCTACAACAATAACATTATCTTCAACCTCCATTATTTTCTTAACCCTCTCCCTATCTTCAACAGCAACCTCTCCTCTAATGAAATATATCTTCTTACCAGGACAATTACGCTGTAGAATTCTCTGTAAATGTTTACCGTGGTCAATATAGTCAACCATGATTAGTGCATTGCGGTCTAACTGCCTACATAGTGATGTAATAATATTATTTCTAAAATTATTAAACATAAGAAAGTTCATCTCTACTCTATATCTCTCTGACGGGGATGTAATATCAACCGGATATTTTGGTTGACCTATATAATTTAATCGCAATACCTGTACCTTGACATCAGAAATATACTTCTCGTCTCTCAACGCAGCACTATCCTTCTCATATATGATAGGTCCAATTTTACCTATTATATTCCATTGATCAATTAATTCCTCAGGCATGGTGCCAGTAAAACCAAATCTATTTGATGTGTGAATTAATTTAAACAACTTATTAACCTTATTAGATTGACGGAGCTTGTGAACCTCATCAACTATACATACATCTACGTGCTTAAGCCACTCAATATTACTCTTACTACTCTGTAGTATGCCTAAGTTACATATAATAACATTTGCTGATAAATCGATTTCATTCTTACCAGTCCATTTTGAAAAGTTAAACTTAACACCGTAATCATCAAAATCTCCATACGTCTGATTTACTAACCCTAAGTCTGGTACGATGAGTGCACACTTAAAGTTTTTATTTGAATCAAACATCGATTGCAATAAAGTAGCAATAGTTAGTGTCTTACCTCCAGCTGTAGCCAGAACAACAGTACCTCTACCATTATTGATACATCTCTTAACAATATCTCGCTGATATCCTCTTAGCTGTAAATTAAGGTCTGATATGTCTGATACATTAATATGCGGCCTTATCATCTCTGTAAACGTCTCAGTACATAATACATTAACATCACATTGTGTCTCAGTTATGAACTTTTGTATCTCATCATACAATCCAACACTAAATCTACCGGCTGGTGTTATAGCGTACTTTCTGGCGCTGGCCCATCCACCTCTAAACCGAGCAAACTTAGCTGCATCATTTACAACCGAAAAATGTTCACGAATCTCATCAAACATACCTCCAGAGACTATACCCTGCCGGCGGCCTTTATCCCAATCAAATTTAATCGTCATCATTGTAATTCTAATTTCATTATATCACAAATGTTCTTTATATCCCACGTCATACTATTAAGAGTTTTGTCTGTCTTCTCTAAAAACTCAATCAATAACTCTGTTTCACCTATTTGATTGTTTATATCCTTAATTGTATCCATGTCCTTAACTCTATTCTCTGCTACGGGGATGCTAAGCTTGACAGGACTCTCCTCTATTATCTTACGTACTGCTTTATCTATAATCTTTCTTCGGTTGTATATTATATCTCTCAACTTAAGCTTACATCTAATCTGACGACCAGCCCATTTATGCTTAATACCAGGAAGCATCATTTGCTTATCCCTCACGTTAAACTCATCTATATATACATCTTGAGTTAATTCTTCAATATACTTGGAGAGAGTATCCATTACTACGATAAATAATAACATACAATGTCGTACTTTGCAAATGTTTTTAATGGAATCTTAGAAGATACTATAAATGAGATGACAACTTCTACGGCTGGTGTAGGTGGAACCACTTCAGATCAGTTCTCTAGCGATTTCTATGCACCGGGAGATGCACGCATTCCGAAAGTATTGGGACAGAAGGCTAAAAAGAAGACTAAGAAGAAGAAGAAGAAGGCTAAGAAGAAGACTAAAAAGGAATCAAAGATTCCGGTAATAACAAGAGGTAGACCTGAATTAATGTTTAAGTAAATACCTCTATGGATATAGGCCATTGGAAATGTGATTGTGACTGGGCTACAGATTGCTTCGGATTTATATACGAGATACAAAACATCCAAACAGGCAAGAAGTATATAGGTAAGAAACAAGTTCAAAGAACTCTCAAGCGCCCACCTCTCAAGGGCAAAAAGAATAAGCGCCATACAATTATGGAATCTGACTGGAAAGAGTATACCGGAAGTAGTAACAAGCTAAATGAAGATATAAGCCGGAGTGGAAAAGAAAATTTTGCTTTCACTATTTTGAGATTGTGCTATAATAAATGGGAACTGAGTTACTTTGAAACAGAATTACAATTTAAATTGGGCGTGTTACTGTCGGATGAGTACTATAACGGGATTATTAATTGCCGGATAGGTAAGAAACCATCACATAAATGACAATCAAATTACCAATACATAATATCAAAATCTTTGACTTCCTGACAATATTTAAAAATGATATCGAAGCTGATCTTCTAAATGATTTACATGAATATAAATTAATCAAGGATGGTATATTTAGCATTAAGAATAAGGACGTAAAAAAATTAATATACCATCACGTCATATACGGTCTCTGTGAGCATGTCTTGTCTCTCAGGTGTAAAGAGCGTGTCCTTGTATATTACTGTACCTCGATTGTACCTGGTAAACATATACACAAATTTACCGAATATGAGCCGCTACAAAAATTCATGAATAAGCTGATTTTGAAGTTGATTAAAATATTGCCAATCAAATTTATGTACGAACATATTACCTTCAATATTCTAAGAAATGATATAAAACATCAAGGTGAATATGCCGAATTAACCTGCGCGGCTAAGCAAATCATAGAAAAATTTGACATAAGTAAATATTCGTTCAATAAATTGAGATACTTTACTAACAAATACGATCTGCAATTTCTATCGACAAACTATTTTAAGAAAGTTAAAAATAAGCAGTTGATTTTATCGTGACTAACGATTAAGGTCTTAAGACCGCTGTTACCCAGACCTGACATTTGCTCTCTAAGGATCCAAATCACTATTATTTAGATAATTGGTATTTAGATTGTCAGAATTGGGTGTTCGCGGAATAAATACTTATTGACATGGGAAAACTTGATGATTTTATTACTAGATATACGGATACTTATGATATTCGCTTAAGCGAAGATACCCTGCCTCTACCAGGAGAGGAACTAGCAGCTGCACCTCTAGCACCCGTACCACCCGTAACACCCGTTGAAACTGAAATTGAGAAAGTGGTAAAAGAAATTACTCCCGCTGCGTATGCTAGTCATGTTGAGGATATGGTAATGATGCTTCGAATTGGAATGAAAAAAGGTGTTGAGTTTAGATTAAACGAGAGGCGATTACAGAGACTTTATGATGAAAAGCCAATTACCGGAGAACATGATGATGAAGAAAGTAATGTTGAAGCTCTTCACCAAATAGTTAGAGATATAATTAGAGATTACGCGTACGATGTCGACTAATGAAGACTTTTAACCAATATTACAAACTCGTTAACGAAAGTAATAGCTCTAAATTAAATACACATTTGGAGCATCTCGAAGATGAATTGCTTAACTTCGGAAAAGAAGGCGCTACACGAATAATTGAATTTATCAAAGGGATGACAGCTTCTCTTGAAGGTAGTTCCAAGAAATCATATAACTTCACAACTAAATGGGATGGAGCTCCTGCCATTATTTGTGGTACTGATTCAATCGATGATAAATTTTTCGTAGGAACAAAATCCGTTGGTAATAAAAACAAGCCAATTCGCATTAAGATGATACACGTAGATGATGCTAACGGTGCACCGTGGATCCGCAAAACTAAGAATAGTGGTAATAAGGTACTCGATATTGACTACTGGTATGACAAACAGCCCGGGTTAAAGGAAAAAATACAACTCGCGTGGGATTATTTACGCCATTTAAATCTTAAGGATTTTATGCTGCAAGGGGATCTGTTATATACACCCGGCAGTATTAAAACGGCTAGAATTCCTGATTCAAGTGGTAATGTAACTGAATATATCAAATTCAGAGCAAATACAATAACATATGCTGTTCCAACAGATAGTAAACTAGCGCGTAAAATCTTAAAATCAAAAATCGGCATCGTATTTCATACAATGTATATTGGCGACTGGGACAACATTACAACTAAATTTGATTTTGATAAACATTTATTAGAAGTACAAGATGAAGGTGATCCCGAAGCACCAGGTATTCTATATAAGGGTATTTGGTTTGATGATGCTAATTTTAAAGATGTAAGCGGGCAAGTCAAACTAACAGACGATGAATCAAAAGATCTTCATATGAAGTTGCAAGAAGTCGTGAAATATCATGGACAAACCGGAGATGTATATAAATTTCTTAAGGGTGATGAGTGTAAAGATTTAGCAGTTGAAATGAAAGCGCATATTAACTCCATTATTCGAGATAGAGGAGCATTCGAGCGAGATCCTAGCGAATGGGCTAATCAATTCACGGAGAGATATGTACAACGAACAGAAGCTGCTATAGCGAAGCTTAAAACTGAAGCAGGTCAAACAAGGAAAAGAAACGAACTACAATCTTGCGTTAATTTTATTGAACAAAATTTAGACGATATACATAAGTTCTATATTTTATATCTATTAGTTATTGATATGAAGTTAGTACTTATGAATAAGTTGCAAAGGCTTAGTATGTTAACAGATACATTCATTGAAAATGAAGATGGTACATTCTCTGTGACGGAGCCTGAGGGATATGTAGCAGTTGACCATGACGGATCTGCAGTTAAGATTGTTGATAGATTAGAATTCAGCAGATTAAACTTCATGCCAAAGAATTTCGGATAAGATATGAGATTTGACACACTATATGAGGATACGATACGTAGAGTTCTTTTTGAGAAGAAGTCAGTACGCATTGCTCTACTTCCTGGCGGGTTTAAACCACCTCATAAAGGACACTTCGAAGCGTTAAAGCATATTATTAGTGAGAATGATGCAACTCATGCTATAGTTTTTATTGGTACCAGCGAGAGAGACGGTATTAATGCAGATCAATCAAAGGCAATTTGGGATATCTATGCAGACTACATTGATATACCTGTTAAAGTTAAAATATCTTCTGTATCTCCAGTAAAATCTGTTTATGATTTTGCAGATGATAACAAAAAGAAGCATTTATTCGTCGGAGCAGGGGAAGATGACATGAAAAGGTATGCATGGTTCGAAAAAAATGCAGATGAGTTCCCTTTAGTTGAGTTAATTCCGATCCCTCCCAAATTTGGTCGTATAAGTGGTACAGAAACGCGTGAAAAAATCTTAAACGGTGCTGATGACGCGTTAGATTTTGTTCCAAGTGAAGCTAAAGCTGATTTAGATATCATTTCAAGAATTCTAAACATTGAATCAGCTGATGAACCCGAAGATGTTGAGTCAGAAGTACCAGATGTTGACTTAGATGGTGGTGAATCACCGTATAATGATATCATGGCTGCATCAGAAGAGTGATCTATTTCAGATCTCTAACAAAATCATAAAATTCTTGACGAGTTAGATCAGTTTTATCCAAAAATGCACCGGACATGCGTGCTGTCTTCATAGTTGAGTCGTGTTTTACACCTCTAACACATGCACACATATGATTTGCTTCAACTAACACAGCAACTCCCTTGTTACCTTCACATACTTGATTGATATGGTTGTGAATTTGCATCGTAAGGTTCTCTTGTACGGTTGGACGACGAGCAAACCACTCAACAATTCTGTTTAGTTTGCTTAATCCAATAATTTTATCACCCGGGATGTAAGCTACGTGAGCTTTACCAATAAAAGATAGATGATGGTGACTGCAGAGTGAGTGTACAGTAATTCCTCCCTGAAAAACAACGCCGTCATATGAATCAATGTTATCAAATGCTGTAATTTTAGGAGGAGCACTGTAACACCCTGCAGCTAGATCATTTACAAATGCTTTTGCTACTCTTCTAGGAGTATCTGAGCTGTTTGGATCATTTCTCCAATCAAATCCTAACGCATCCATGTAAGCTTCATAAGCTTTAGCTGCCTTCTCAATGATTAATTCCTTCTCTTCCGGCGTCCGCGGGCTACTATCATTTGCAAATGTTAATTTTAATTCAACTCCACTCATATACTCACTAATTATAGTATAACTGACTTGAAAATCAATAAATAATTTATATGGATATTAAAGTTGGTAGTTTTGACGATTTGGCATCAATGCTCGGTGCAGAACCACCTAGCGCGGTTCAGATAATGCGCATGTCAGATAATGATACAGAAGATACAGACAATATATTTGAAAAATTTAAGCAATTTGCTGTTGGTTATGTTCAAGAACATGATCAACTTCCAGAAGATCATCAAATCTTAGGTCAGATTGAAAATAGCGCTAGCATTGATGATATTGAAACATTTCTACGCAATGGTTTAGACTACTGTGATGAATGTATGGTTGCAATGTTTAAGAAATTTGTATCTGGACCTATTGAATCCGAAGAAGGTGGGTGCGGATGTGACGGTGATATGCCGAGCGGCGAAGAGCATACGCCATTTCCAGATGAAGTAGGTCCGGGTTGTGGTTAATTACGCTTGATTTTCCTCGACAATGTCGTATAATGTTTGAATGCAATATATAACACGTCAAGGTACTTTCGACTCCGGTCACAGGGTCATGAACGAGCGGATGAAATGTTTTAATATTCATGGTCACACTTACAAATATGAATTACAATTCTCATTCCAGCAAATGGAAGATATTGGATATGCATTAGACTTTAAAGAGATTAAGCGCGTAGGTTGTCAGTGGATTGATGATGAGCTTGATCATGGAATGATTCTGAATCCAATGGATGAGGATGTAATTGAAGCTACTAATAAAGTTGGAGGTAAGCTTTGGCTAATGACACTTAACGGTTCACAATATTGTAATCCGTCGGTGGAAAATCTAGCACGTGAAATATTCATGTCACAGGAAATTATTTTTGAAAAGTATCCTTTATTAAACGTTCACCACTTACGATTATATGAGACTCCGAACTGTTATACAGACTGCTACAAAGAATCAATTACAGAACTTGAGAGTATAAATTTTTATGGTAACCGATATGAGCAAATTAAAGAATACGCAGCAGAAAAAGGGATCGTG